ACATTTTGAAGAAATGGGAAAACTAGTTGATGCAATGGCTTCTGCAAAAGATTCATTAGAAGCATTAAGTGCAGAATACCCAGAAGTTGAAACAAATCTGTTAGTAGAAGCATCTGCTAAAGTTTAATTGGAAATGACTTGACAAAAGGTTATTTTTTGTGTATAATAAAGACAATACAAATACATCATTAGATGAAATATTAAGGTAGAGTGAATTGAATACTAGAATAACATGGATAATACCACCAGCACCTAAAGATTGGGGTTATCATAATCCTAACAACAGATCATATAAATTTAAAATTACATTTAAAACATATGGTGGTAATTACAAATATTATGGTGGTAAAAGAACATTACAATCAAAAAATGAAATTATAAAAGACGGATATATTGGTTCTCTTGGTAAAAATGCACTAAAAGATAAGACAATAAAATTAGCAAAAGAATTTAAAGAACTATATGCAACGAGTGAAGAAGTAGTAATTGAAATTCTTGAATATGGAAACAAACAAGACATTGGTTATGGAGAATGTAAAATGTTAAGAGAAGCAAATAATGGTGATGGTGCAGCTGCATCAGAAGATTGGTTTAATTCAACAAATGGTGGTGGTGAAGACTCTCAAGGATATGCGAGATTAGCTGATATGTTACCGATTTTTGATAAAGTAAAAAAACAAATAAAATTAATGAAAACTTTAAGAACTCAATTTCCTAAACTTACAGAGGGAAGTGATTTTTCAGAACAGTTAAAACTAATGAAACAAAAATTGGATGAAACGGAACAAGATTTATTTGATGTGAGTTTCAATGATACAGAAACTTTGAGAGGTTTGATTGATTTAACAAATCAAATTCATAATTCCAGAGAACAACCTTTTGTTACAGAAGCTCACGAAACGTATGAGGCAAACTTTAATAAAGACCCTAATCCTAGTTTATGGGAGCCATGTGTGAATCTGGTAGATAAAAATAGTAAACCTTTGCATACTCCAAGTGGAATGAATAGAAGTAGAGGTAATGTAGATTCCACCAAAGGTGTTGGACTTTACTCTATAGATTTGCCATGGGAAGTATGGAATAATTGGCCAGCACATATTATAAAAAGATTTGGTTCAAAATTCAACCCAAGACTAAAAAAAGGTCGTGCATTACAACGGATAGAGGATGCGGCCGCTGATGTTGTTTCATTTTGTCGTGGTGAAAAAATGTATATTAAGTCAAAGGATGAGAATGGGAAAACTAACAAAGTTTTAAATGTACGTCATAAATCAAGTATAGTATATCTTAGAGATGAACAATATTGGCCACCCAACTTCATAATTAAAATACTAGAATTGGCAGAGAAACTTGCTGAAGAAGCAGCATTAGTTGATGATAATATTATAGTTTGGAGTAAAACAAATCTTAAAAAAGGTTCTCAATTACAAATAAGTTTTGATGAAAAAGTAAAAGAATTAATGAAAGAGAATGACTATAAATGGGTTTATAAATATTCTGTCAGTTCGTCACCACCAGAAGAAAAACTTGCAAAAGTAATTATGGAGAGTAATTATGGAAAAAAAGGATTGCTTTTACCATATGCAAAAAGTTCAGAACGAAGAAAAAGATGGTTCAATGCAGTACCAATTTCAACTGGATCAAATACTTTTGTACAAAAACAATTTGATAATGGTAATAACGAATATGAAGATGAAATGAGAGTAGCAAAACATATTACAAACGAAGATTGTGAATTTTTTAATAAATATGAAATTGATCTTATATTTATGCCTGTACTAAGAAGTGAAGCTATTAAAGATGGTTGGATTAAACCAAATGAAAAGAATGATGGAGATTCATAATGTCTATTATCTGGTTGGCAGGTTCAAGTGCAACAGGCAAATCAACAGTTTTAAAAAATGTATTTAATAGTTTAGGTACTCCAAAACTACATAGATGCAAATCAGAAAAGTATGCATATAATATTCGTTGTTATTGTATAGAAAATACATTAACAGTTGGTAAAGAAATAGGTCTTACACTCGCTGGTTTAGATGGTACTATGATTGGAATAGAAAAGTTTAATAACTTTTTAAAAACAGAATATTCTAATTGGAGCCATATTATACTTGATGGTAATAAATTTATAGACCGAGAGCTAATGCACCGACATTTGATAGATGGTAAGTTTGAATATAAGGTATATTATTTTTGTCCACCATTAGAAGAAATATTAATAAGATCAGAGAAAAGAAATAATGGAAATGATATTAGATTTGCAAAAAATATAAACTTGAGAAAAAGACAAATAGAAAAATATGAAAACATTTATCAAAATGAAGAATATAAAAAAAACATCTTTAAAAGAGAAAACTTAAATATGGAAGAATCAAATAAAATTACAGAGGAAATACTTTGTATAATAAACGGATAGTATGTGATATTGATGATACAATAAGTTTTTGTGATGACAGAGATTGGGAAAATGCAAAACCAAATATTTCAGTAATCAAAAAGATTAATTCAATGTATAATGATGGTTGGGAAATATTTTTACATACAGCTAGAGGTAGTATTAGTTGTGAAACTGCAAATGAATCTGCATTAAAGTATAGAGCTATTATTGAAAACTGGATGCAAGAACATAATGTTTCTTATCATAAATTAATCTTTGGAAAACCTTTAGGTACATATTATGTTGATGACAAATCTTTAACACCAGATGATTTTGTTTCTTTGGACATTGAACAACTTAAAGGTGGTTTGTCTGGTGCAGATATTTACAGAGCTGGTAGTGAAGTTCATAAGACAGCAGACAATAGTATACTAGCTGCAAGATGGTATAACTTGTCTAAAAGCACTCTGTTAAAAACTCCTAAGATTCATAAAGTAGTTGGTGAAACAATATCTATGGAATATATAAATCATAATACTGATGTTGATTTTTCTATTGTTGTTAAACAATTACAAAGTAATAGTAATTATTATCACCAAGAAATACCAGACTTTTCTACTTATATTAATAGAATATCTTCAAAGGGTTTAGATAGTAAATATACAAAAGAATTAGAAAAGTATTCTGGGTTCTTCAATAAACAAAAAAGTTTTTGTCATGGCGATGCAAGTATTGATAATATATTGTGTAGGGATAAAACAATATATTATATAGACCCTATTTACTTACCAGATGTTTATTCTTCTTGGATTTTAGATATAGGAAAACTATTGACATCTCTCAAAAGATTTGATATAATGGATACATATGATGAGATACTAAATAAGTATGACATTAAAAAAGAATTGTTATTAATTGAAATGAGCCATTGGATACGAATGTATCACTACCATGACTCAAAAGAATATGTTATGAAAGAGGTTGAAAATATATATGAACTTATTACAAATTGAAGATATAAGAAAAGAAGGTAAACGAATAGGATTTACTTGTTCTACCTTTGATTTACTTCATGCAGGCCATATCTCTATGCTTGCAGAATCAAAATCAAAATGTGATTATCTAATAGTAGGTTTGTTGTGTGACCCCACACATGACCGAAAAACTAAACAACTACCAATACAATCTATGTTTGAAAGATGGGTACAATTAAGTGGAATATCATATGTTGATATGATAATACCATTTAGTTCAGAACAAGATATAGTTGATATGATTCTGTTAATTAAACCAGATATTAGAATTGTTGGTGAAGAATATAAAGATAAAGAACATACTGGAAAAGGATTATGTCCTATCTTTTATAATTCTCGTAAACATTCATTTTCATCTACAGAACTAAGGGAACGAGTTAAGAATGGCTAATTTTGTAGTTGGTAAAATAGGATTAAGTTGTAAGTTTAATTGGGAAAATATTGACAATCATTGGTTTAGTCCTGCTGATGATATTGCTAGACTTATAGTAAATTTAAGTTTCAATAATCCAAATGATAATTTTTATATTATTGGTAACAACGACTTAGATAAATTAAAATTCTATAAGAGAAATGAATTGTTTCCACATAATAATGTTTTTAACACTTACACTAGTGGAAAGGGTAGTTGGAAATCTCCCCTCGAATATATAAATAAAAATTCAATCAATATTGATTATGGAATAATTGCGTTTGGGGCTAGTCTTTCAAGAAATATTCCAGATAGAACTTACACAAAATCTGGAACAATTGCAAAACCTCTAGATAGAGCAGTTAAGTATGTTGCACCATATATTCACACTTTAAATGAGTTAGGTATTGATTGGGTGGGTATAATAGATGACCCTAGACATCTTAGTACCAAAATAATAGATTTGTTTAATACACCAAAGATGATTTTATCACAAGTAAAAGGAACTCATAAGTTTACAAATATAATTTCATATGAGAATCAAGATATTATAGAAACTGATTTACCAATAAAATATTCATGTGTTGAAATAAATGTTGTATTAGATGAAAAAATCATTCTTGTAAATGATAGTTGGAAAGATAAGAAAACTGAACTATCAATAGTTTTAAATCAAGCTGGTGCAGATGAATCACTAAGTAAAGTTTCTAAACTTGGTAATGGTCATAGACCTAGATACCCAATATTAAAAGAGTGGATATTAAATAATTATACTGATGTTGATATTTATGGTAAATGGTCAGACGAAATATACAATAGTAATAAATCATTTAAAGGAACAATTGATAGAACAAAATTATATCCAGAGATGTTGAACTGGAAACATAGTTTTTGTGTTCCAATAGATAAGGGTTGGGCTACTGCAAAATATCTTGAATATTTAAAGTGTGGTGTATCTCCTTTCATGCACCCAGAATATGATGACCAAAAAAATACAACAGTACAAGATTTTTATAGAGTTAACTCTGTAGAAGAATTTAAAGATAAACTTGCAATGAGTGATGATACACATATAAAAGAAATAAATAAAGGTATAACAAGTTGTCTTTCTGCTGAACACATATCTGGACAAAAAATAAATGATGATATTTATTCTTCTTTGGGCATCAAAAGAAGTATTAAAAACAAAGTTAGAGATTTATGGACACCACAAAAAACTAATAGCTTAGAAGACTTTTTTATTTGACAAAAATCAAGTTTTCTGTTAGTATAAATAATATAAACTATATGCAAATGGAGAACTTGAATGTTAAGAAAGTTTGTTCGTCAACTTAGACCAACTCAAGAAAAATATGTCGCACCAGATGAAAAGATTCAAAACTTTTTACATGAGGCTTATAGTTTCTTCCCTAAATCTGTAGAAGAAATATCATCAACTCTTTCTGATTGGCCGCATGAATCTGTTGCTGATGTCATCTCCTTATTTAACTATCTGCAAGGTAAAGGTGATGAAACTCCAATTAATATAGACATTAAAAAACAAAAAGATATAAATGTTTCCAGAACATTTCAGTCAATAGAAGATATTTCAACTACCAAAACAAACGCTAGACTAAAAACAATTCGTATAAAACATGGAAATGGTTCAAAAGGAAATCGTGGGGTAAATAATAGAGGTAATTTATTTGAAACTTCATTTGCAAATGATTTAAGGTCTTGGTTTGCAAATGGAGATGATGCAGTAGAAGATAAAAACAACCTAAAAGCAATATTAGATTTAAATAAAATTTATCAATTAAGTGATTCCAAAACATTAAAAGTAGATGTTGTTGGTGGAGTAAATACAAAAAGGCCTTTAGATTTTGGTAGTCAAATAACAATAACTAATACTAAAGGAACTGGAACAGATATTGGTAAAAGTGTTACTGATATTACCCTTACCAAAGAAGACGGCACAGAAATATTTCTTAGTTTAAAATTTGAAACCACAACAACATTCTTTAATGTTGGTGTTAGAACTAAATTAACACCCAAAGAAATTAAAGAAAATAAAATTCAAAATGTAGATGGAATTAAGTTGCTTGATTTGTTTGGTATTGATAATGAAAGATTCTGTTCTATATTTAATGATGACGTAAAAACTAAAAAAGGTAAAGTTGTAACAAGACCAAATCCCTTAGCAATAAAAACTTTATTAGAGAGTGGTATTGGTCATGGTTATCATGTTATTCATAAAATGAAAAAGAGTGTTTTTTCCAAAAAAATGGATGCTGAATCTATGAAAGCTGCAGCAAAAGTAGGAAAATGTATTGTACACTATGGTGGAAAAACTGGTCGTGGAAAAAGAATAGATATGGAAATGTCATCACCTTATTATAAGTTTAAACTAAATATTAGAGATACACAAGGAAAAGATGGTTATCCTACACGAATGATGTGTGATTTTACCACATTGAGGTTTTAAAATGATTAGTTTTTCACAATTAACAGAAAATAAAGCTGGTAAGAATTTACATCTAGAACACATTGAAGATGAAATCATTAACAATGGTGTGCCAGGTGGTAGAGCAGCAATTAACTTCCTACGTTCTCTTAGAGATATGTTAGCAGGAAATGTTCGTTCCAGTATTAATATGACAGTCAAATGGGATGGTGCTCCAGCAATCTTTGCTGGTATTGACCCCTCTGATGGAAAATTCTTTGTTGCAAAGAAGTCGGTATTCAACGTCAATCCCAAACTGTA